GGCACTTTGGGGTGGAGATGCTGGATTTAGTTGGAGTACAAAAGTTAGAAATCAATTAGAAAAAGAAAAGAATAAATTTTTAGAAGATGAGATAGAAGAAAAAGCACTTTCAGAAGCTGTTAAAAAAGGTCTTAAAAATAAAGTTGATGAACATAATGAGAAGTATGGGGATAAAAAAGGCAAAAGAGTAAATTTAAGAATGTTAAGTGCTGTCTTTAGAAGAGGAGTGGGTGCTTATAATACAAATCCAGGAAGTGTTAGACCAGGAGTTACCTCATCAGATCAATGGGCTTATGCTAGAGTAAATGCTTTTTTATTTGCAGTTAGAACAGGTAAATTTAGAAGTGGTAAATTTGATTTGGATTTATTACCAGATGGACACCCATTAGCAACATGAGTGCAATAAAACAAACAAAATTATTTATAGAGAAACTAAAAAATAAAAATGAGTGTGAAGTAGTAATAAGAATAGGAAAGTTTAAATCAAAAGAAGAAGCTGCACATTATACTTCTTATATTTGTATGACAAAGAGCATTGACTTTGATGCTGAAACTATTCTTGACAATATTGCTGAACTTGAAGAAAATTATTATGGAGTTGACAATAGAACATTACATTAGAATAATTCTAATCTTATTTCTAATTTCTATGAATGGTTGTGTTTCAGTTGGTAAAATGGATTTTAACCCAGCAGGAACAGTAGTTAAATATTTAATAAAAAATAATGGAGAATAAATAAAATGTTTTTCAATCGCAAACAATTAAAATTGTTTAAAGGTGTTAGAGAAAGAACTTGGTATCAACAAGAAAGATTAAGAACACCTTATAGAAGACAATATTACAAAGTGTTAAATAGATACTTTAAAGAGTTTGCAAACAAAATTGAGATAGCATATCAAACAAGAAGTCAAATCATGTTGGATATGGAGTTAAGAAAACAAGCAGATAAATTAAAACTTATTTTAACTACACTTTATAGAAGTGTTGCTTATGCTTTTAAAGATTATGCTTTAGGAAGATTTTTTTCTAAAGATTTTGATGATGACTTTGAAAAACAATTATCAGAATTTATAGATTATAACACTGGTGTTTGGGTTGCTGATATAGACGAAACAACTAGAAAAAGATTAGCAAAAGTAATTGATAACTCTTATAATGATGGACTATCAGTAGAGGCTACTGGAGTAGCTTTAAGAAATACAGTTATTGGTATGGGTGTGTATAGAGCAAACCTTATATCAAGAACAGAAGTACATAGAGTTGCAGGTTTTGCAAATGAAGCAGTTGCTGAAAATATGAAAATAGATGGTACTGTTAAAGAGTGGGTAGCTATTCAAGATGCTCGTACTAGAGTATCACATTCTATCGCTTCAGGACAAAGAGTTGCTTTAGAAGAATTTTTTGTTGTAGGTGGAGAAAGATTAAAATATCCAGGCGATCCTAGAGGTTCTGCTGGAAATACAATTAACTGCAGGTGTGCATCAATTTATATTACACCTGATTTTTTATAGGAGAAAAAAATGGAAATAATAATAGGAATAATAATCGGTATTGCGTTATGCAGACTGAACGACAAATATAAATGGTTTGATAACTGTTGCAAAAAGGTTATGAAAAAAATTAAGGGTAAATAATGCCATTAGTAAAACCAAAAGATAAAGAAACGAGAGAGGATTTTATAAGTAGATGTATGTCAGATGACAAGACTACTTCTGAATTTCCAACAACAGAACAAAGATTAGCTGTATGTAATTCTCAATATAAAAATAAAACAAAGGAGAAATATTCAATGAACGATATTGAAAAAATGGGCGAAGCTATAAAATCTTTGACAGATGTTATCTCGTCTAAAGCAAAAAAACCTGAAATGGAAGAAACTGATATGCAAAAAGTAGCAAGAGCAGAAGATCAGTTTGATAATCAAGATGATGCTAGAGATAAAGCAAAAGAAATAGGTTGTGTAGGAACACATAGTATGGATAAAGATGGCAAAACTATTTACATGCCATGTAATACTCATGAGTCTTACGAAGAAGCAATTAGCAAAGGTTATGGTAATGATGAAGAAGAAGATAAATATCATAAACCTAAAAAGAAAAAACCTATGAAAAGTGTTTGTGTATGTCAAGATGATGGCATCTGCCAATGCGATACAGAATTAAAAAAAATAGTTTTTGAATCAGAAATCAAAGCAGAAAATAATAAAGGAATATTTACTGGTTATGGTTCTATATTTGGAAATGAAGATCAAGGTAATGACATAATGCAAAAAGGTGCATTTACTAAATCATTAGTGAATAGACCAGTAAGCAAAGTTAAAATGTTATACCAACATAAAACAGATGAGCCTATTGGAGTCTTTACAGAAATTTACGAAGATAATAAAGGTTTATTTGTTAAAGGACAACTAGCTATGGGAACTCAAAAAGGTCGTGAAGCATATGAACTTTTAAAAATGGGTGCATTAGATGGTATGTCAATAGGATTTAGAGCAGATCCCGAAAAACAAGGGTACAACGAAAATAAAAGAGGAGTAAGAACTCTTAAAGAAGTTGACCTTATGGAAATCAGTTTAGTAACTTTCCCAATGAATGAAAGTGCTTTAATAGAAACTGTAAAAGGGAATGCTAAAAATATTCGAGAGTGGGAGAAAATCTTGCGTGAGGCAGGAGGTCTTTCTCGGACAGAGGCGAAGATTGGTGCGAAAGCATTATCGGAATCTTTATCACAGCGAGATGCTGGAGATGACAATAAACAATTAGCTGACTTAATAAATAAAGTTGCTAATATAATTAAACAATAAAACCAAAAGGACAATTATGGACAACAATGAAGTAAAAACTGCTGTTGAAACTCTTGGAAAAACTTTTGAGTCTTTCAAAGAAGCAAATGACGAAAGACTTGCACAAGTTGAAGCTAAAGGTACTGCTGATCCAGTAACAGAAGCAAAGCTATCTAAAATCGAAAAAGATATGGATAAATTTGCTGATTTGGAAGTAAGTATGAAAGCACAAGCTGAAGCACAAAAGCAAGCCCAAGAATCAATGGCTAAATTAGAAACTATTATATCAAGACCAGGATTTGCAAATGATTCAAAAGTAGAATCAAAACAAGTTCAAGTTTTTGACAAATGGTTAAGAAAAGGTAAAGAAAACCTATCTCCAGATGAAGTAAAAGTATTAACTGTTGGAAACGATTCAACAGCTGGTTACCTTGCTCCACCTGAATATGTAAGAGAACTAATTAAAGGAATAGTTGAATATTCTCCAATTAGATCAATTGCTAGAATCAGAAGCACATCGCAAAGAAGTATCCAAGTTCCTAAAAGAACTGGAGAGTTCACTGCACAATGGGTTGCTGAACAAGGTACAAGAAGCGAAACTACTGGTTACACAGTTGGTTTAGATGAGATTGCGGCACATGAAATGTATGCTTTAGTAGATATTTCTGAAATGGAACTAGAAGATTCAGTTTTCAATTTAGAAGCAGAAATGAACTCTGAATTTACAGAGCAGTTTGCAAAAGCAGAGGGTGCGGCATTCGTATCAGGCGATTCAATAGGAAAACCAGAAGGTATTCTTACTGGATTACCAGCAGCTAGATCACAAACATCAATCACTAATGACGTTTTAAGTGCAGATGATTTAGTTAATGCGGCTCACAATGTTAAAGCAGAATATGCTAGAAATGGTTCTTGGATTATGTCTAGAGCAACTCTTGCTGTTGTTAGAAAAATGCAAGATACAGCAGGACAATATATTTTCCAACCAGGTGTATATACTATGGGTGTTGGTTCTAATATTTTAGGACACCCTATTGTTGAGTGTACTGATATGCCATCAGTTGCAAATGGAACTGTTCCAGTTGTATTTGGTGATTTTAGAAGAGGATATATGATTGTTGATAGAACAACTCTATCAATCATGAGAGATCCTTTTACTCAAGCTAATACAGGTAACGTAAGATACATCGCTAGAAGAAGAGTGGGTGGTCAAGTTATTCTTGATGAGGCTTTAACTAAAATTACTATTCAGTAATTAATATTAATAATAAAGGAGAATAAAAAATGTTTGATTTAAAAAACAACATTAAACTTGTTGAATCCCTAAATGCTATCGTTAAAGATGCTGATACAAACAGTACTGGTATTGATACACAGGGTGCTAACAGTGCAATGGTAATGGTAAATGTAGGCGCACCAGGAATTACTTTTAGTGGAACTAACAAAGTTGACATTAAACTAGAAGATAGTGCTGATAATAGTACATTTGCTGCAGTAACAAATAATAATTTTGTTACAGGTGGTACTGTGGATAGTAATGGTATCTGGCAAACTATTGACGCTAATGGAGAGTGTAATGCTGTCTATGGTATCGGTTATGTTGGTCCAAAAAGATACATCAGAGCTGTACTTGATTTTTCAGGAACACATGGAACAGGAACTGTCTTTGGTGTAACTGGTGCTCTAGGAAATCTAGAAAGTGCACCAACTGACGCACAAGCTAATCTATAATTTATAGATAACTAATTATCTTAGGATAATATTTTTGGGGGAGGAAAGCGAGAGTGGAACTTCCCCAAGATACGCAAAATTTAAAAGGAGAAAAATATGAAAATAAAAATGAAAGTAAATAAAATAGCTACTGCTAATCAAAATGGTTCAGATACTATGACTTATGTAAAAGATAGTGTCTATGATATGAATGCACCATGGCAAATGAAATTAGCTACTAACCTTATTAATAATGGTCTAGCTGAATCAGTAGCAAATGAAACAACTAAAAAAGTTGTAATTGAAATGGAAACTAAAGTAGAAAAAAAATCAAAAAGCTTACTTAAAAAAGTTTTCGGTAAAAAAAAATAAGGATTAAATAATAAG